ATGGATGACACAGTTAACGCCCTCTGCTACCTGATCGAACGGCTCGCCAAGGAAACGAACCGCTCAACCAGCACGATTTCCCGCCTGTCGACCGGCTCGGGCACAACCTACCGCCGCCTCAAGCTGCTCACCGCTGACGGCCGCCCCGTGCACCGCATATCCACCGAGCGGGTCGACCGTGCGATGCGACGCCTGTCTGCAATGTGGCCCGCCTATCTGCGCTGGCCGCCGCAGATACCGCGACCCAGCACCATCACGCGGGGTGCAGCATGAACTCTGCACTCACCATCGCCCTGGCCGATATCGACACGTCGAACCGCGTGCAGCCGCTCGACGAGGCCAAGGCGCAGGAAATCGCCACATCGTTTGGCGTGCATGGCCAACTCATCCATCGCATCGGCCTGCGGCAGACGCCGAAGGGCAAGAAAAAATGGGTGCTGGTGGTCGGCCGCCACCGGCTGCGGGCGCTAGAAATCGCGGGCCTCACCCAGCTGGTCGAGGGCGAGCATTTCGACCGCATGGCGGTGGATGCCGCCCGGGCGCGACTGCTCGAAATCGAAGAGAACATGGCCCGCACGGACATGTCGCCCTTCGGCCGCGCGGTGATGCTGGCCGCCTATCGCGAGGCCACCGGCCTTGACGGGCGCGGTGGCGACCGCAAGAGCACCGCGTTTCAGGCGCGCAACCAGGCGGGGCTGGCGGCCCTCGGCGAAGGGTTTACCGCCCATGCGATGCGCGTGTTCGACCTCTCGTCCGACCAGATCGAGCGGCTGCTGCGCATCGGCGTGGCGCTGACCAAACCCGAGGGGCTGGCCGGGCGGCTGCATTTCTCGCGCATCGCCCGCAATCAGTCGCAGCTGCTCAAGCTCGCGGCCCTGCCCGAAGAGCAATTGGCGCGCGCCGCCGAGGCGTTCGACGCGGCCAAGGGCGATTTTTTCGTGATGATGACGATCCTATCGCGCTCACCCGAGGGGCAATCGGCGCTGCTCAAGAAGTTGCTGGCCGGCGCCAGCCTGTCGGAGCTGGTCGAGGCCAGGCCCGAGCAGCCGGCGGGCTTCGACCATTGGAAACAGGTGATCAGCGCTTTCGATCAGCTCGACTTCAAGGGCCGCGTATCGGCCACCGTCGAGCACTTCAAGCGCGACGAGAAGGCCATCAGGGCCGCTCTCGGCACCCTGGGCTACGAGCTGGTCAAGCGGGAGACGGGAAAATGATGCGCTCGCTCGCCTGGATCGGTCTTGTCCTCGCCTTCGCCACCCTGGCCGCCCTGGTGCTGGCCGATGACGGCATGACGGCCTGCCAGACCGCCCATTCTTTCGGGGTGTGCCATGACACCATCCACTAAGTGGTTTTCACTCGAACAGGCGGCGCTTGCCGGCGATCCGGCGATGCCGGGAACAGTGCGCGGCTGGGCCAAGATCGCCAGCGCCGAGGGCTGGCGCGACCGCGATGGCCGGGCGCGCAAGGAAGGCCGGGGCTGGGTCTATCATCTGACCCTGTTCCCCGCCTCGACGCAGACGCGGCTGCTGCTGGCCGCGCAACCTGATATTGCCGCGCCGGCCGAACGCAGCCCGCTCTGGCAGCGTTACGACGCGCTGCCCGAAACACATAAAATCATGTGCTCGGCCCGCCTCAAGGCGGTGGAGAACGTGCAGCGCCTCAAAGCTGCGGGCATGACGCTGGTGGCGGCGGTGGCGCTGGTGGCCAGCGAGGCGCAGGTGTCCAGCTCCACCTTGCGCAACTGGTTGTCGGCGGTGCGCGGCCACAATCGTGCCGACTGGCTGGCGGCCCTGGCACCGGATTACCGGCCGACCGCGCAATTTGCCGAGGTTCACCCGGCCGCCTGGGCGGCCCTGAAATCGGATTACCTGCGCGCTGGCGAGCCCAAGTTTTCGGCCTGCTATCGCCGCATGGTCGACGCCGCGACGAAACAGGGCTGGGCGCCGATCCCCAGCGAGCGGGCGCTGCGGCGGCGCCTGGAGGCCGAAGTGCCGGCCGCCGTCATCACGTTGACGCGCAAAGGCGCCGATACCGCCAAGGCCATCTACCCGGCGCAGCGCCGGACCCGCATGAAGCTCAAGGCGATGACGCTGGTGAACATCGACGGTCACCGGTTCGACGTGTTCGTGCGGCGGCCCGAGGGCAATGGCGCACCGTTCCGCCCGATGCTGGTCGGCATTCAGGATATCTACTCGGGCAAGTTCGTCGGCTGGCGCCTGGCCGAGACCGAAAGCCGGGTGTCGGCGCGGCTCGCCATCGGCGACATGGTCGAGCATTTCGGCATCCCCGAGCACATGATCCTCGACAACGGTCGAGGTTTCGCGAGCAAGTGGATCAGCGGCGGCGCACCGAACCGCTTCCGGTTCAAGGTCCGCGACGACGAGCCGGACGGATTGCTGGTGCAGCTCGGCGTCAAAATCCACTGGGCGACGCCCTATCACGGCCAGGCCAAGCCTATCGAACGCGCCTGGCAGGATTTCTGCGAGAACATCTCCCGGCACCCGTTTTGCGCCGGTGCCTATACCGGCCCCAACCCGATGGCCAAGCCGGAAGACTATGGCTCGCGCGCCATCGAATGGGACGCCTTCAAGGTCTTTGTCGATGGGATGATCGCCGAGCACAATGCGCGGCCCGGCCGCAACACCGAGACCGCCAAAGGCCGCAGTTTCGACGCGGTCTTTGCCGCCTCGCTGGCCGAGAACGACACCATGGTGCGCTGGCCCACGGCCGAGCAGCGCGACCTCTGGCTGTTGATGGCCGAGGAAGTCAGCGCGCAGCGCGGCAATGGCGAAATCCACCTGCTCGGCAACCGCTACTGGGCGCCCGGCCTGGTCGAGCATGCGGGCCGCAAGGTGCATGTGCGGTTCGACCCCGACGATTTGACCCGGCCGATCAAGGTCTATGACCGCAAGGGCCGGTTCCTGCTCGCCGCCGGGCTCTACCAGGATGCCGATTTCCTCGACGCCGACGCGGCCCAGCGCCATGCGCGGCTGCGCTCCGAGTACCAGAAAACCCAGCGCAAGCTGCGCGACCTGCACGTGACGATGAAGCCCGAGCAGCTGGGCGAACTGTACGCGCCGACCCACCAGCCCGACCCGAAGCCTCAGCGTCCCGCCGTCACGCGGCTGGCGACGCGCGGCAATGCCGCGCTCAAGGCCGAGCAGCAGGGCGATTGGGGGCAGCGCCAGGAGGAAGATTTCGGGGCCGTGGTTGACATGGCCGCGCAACGGCTCGCCCGCCGCAACGGGTGAAAAAAAAGCCCCTCCGGATCGGATCAGGAACCGGAAGGGCCAGACGCTAAAAGCAAAGGAACAGCTAGATGATTGCGGAAGAAATCACAAGCAAGAACGGCCGCAGCGCCGACGATCTACGGCGGCGCGATGAGCTGCTGATCGAGGTCGACCGCCTGATGGGCGACCGCAGCTGGAGCAAGGCGGAAGTCGCCCGCCGCGCCGGTATCGGCCACGGCACGTTCAACCAGTGGCACCGGGGCAATTACCCGGGCCGGTACGACACCATCAACGAAACCATCGCCATCTGGCTCGGCCAGGTCGACGATGTGGCCGAGGTTGCGGCCAGCGTGCCGGTCGGGCCGAGCTATCTGCCGCTGGAATTTTCGGTGTCCGTGGAGCGGATGCTGTCGGTGGCGCAGATCATGGCCACCATGGTGATGGTGACCGCCGAGGCCGGGCTGGGCAAGACGACCGTGGCCCGGCGCTATGTCGCCACCCATGCCAATAGCTACCTCGTGACGATGTCGCCGCAGACCGGCAAGGTCAACAACATGCTGACCGAAATCGCCGCCCGGATCGGCGTCGACGAGCGCAGCCCCACCAAGCTGGTCCGCGCCATCGCGCGGCGGCTGCGGCGCCAGGGCGACGGCACGCTGCTGGTGGTGGACGAGGCACAGAACCTCTCCGATGACGCCATCAACCAACTGCGCCATTTCGTCGATGAAGAGGATTGCCAGTGCGGCATCGCCATCCTGGGCAACACGGCCACCTATGGCCGCTTTAACCAGTGGGGCAAGGGCGACAAATACGGCCAGCTGCACCGTCGCATTTTCAAGCGCATGCGGGTGGAACGGCCCCGGCCCGACGATCTGGCCGAGTTTATCGCGGCCTGGGGCATCACCGAGCCCAAGCAGGCTGAATTCTTGCAGGGCGTGGGCATGAAGCCGGGCGCGCTCGGGCAGGTGGACATGACCATCAAGCTGGCGCGCATGGTCGCCCAGGGCGCCGGCCGCGACCTGACGCTGGCCGACCTCAAGGCGGCCTGGTCCAACCGCGACGTGGAGTTGGACTGATGGCAAACGTCAATTCCTACCCCACCCTCTCGGACGGCCTGGCGGCCCTGATCCGCGCCCTGGAGCCCTGTCGCAAGACGGGGATGGTCATGGTCCGGAAGGACGTGAACACGTTCGTGGATGGCCTTGTCGCCATGTACGACGAGGCCCGCCACCTGGAGACCATCGCCGACCGCGCACAGTGGAACCTGGCGGCACGCCGGGAGGCGCTGGAAGCCGGGCTGGCTGCTGGCACGGTGACCATATTGCCGGTCGTGCCGCGCGCGGCCGCGCACCGCGGCGGGCCGAAAGGCGGTGCGGCATGAACGCCGCGCCGACAATCGACGCCGAAGCGGCGGCCCGCAAGGTGGTGGCCGATCGTCGAGCCGTGTTCTCGACGTCGACCCTCGCCCTGGCCGCCGTATGCGAGGCGCTGGTGGCTGCCATCGACGCCCCGACGCCCGTCATCAGCACGGCGTTGGCCGAGGCCGCACGGGCGCTGATCGCGGCCGAGGCCGAGCACACCATGGCCAAAGGCGCCGATGGCTATGCGCCCCTCAAGATCGGCCTCGCCCGCGAGCAGGCCTTCCTCACCTTCAAGCTGCTTTTTGAACAGGAGTTCCCCGATGCAGACTGAACACATGGACGCCACCACCTTGCCTGATGGCACGGTCATGATTGGCGGCAAGCCCTACATGCCCGACGCGCGCGGCGGCTTCACCCCCGTCGAGCTAGTGAAGCCCCAGCACGCTCTGGAGGACCAGGCCGTGCGCAAGATCATGGCTTTCGCGAAGGAATTGTCGGCGCAGGTCGCCCGCTTCAAGGGCCATACGTTCGACGATCTGTCCGCCCTCGATGCGCTGCTGGCCGAACAGTACCAGGTCAAGCGGGGCGGCAGGAAAGGCAACCGGACCTACATGACGCATGACGGTCTGATGAAGGTCCAGGTCGCCATTGCCGACCAGATCGACTTCGGGCCGGAGTTGCAGCAGGCCAAGGCGCTGATCGACGAATGCCTGGTCGAATGGACGGGCGAAGGGCGGGCAGAAATCCGCGCCATCGTCCTTCGCGCCTTCAACGTCGAAAAAGAGGGCCAGATCAACAAGGCGGAGCTGTTCGCCCTGTTGCGGCTCGAGATCGATGACGAACGCTGGAAGTCGGCCATGGCCGCCGTGCACGACGCCATCCGCATCACCGGCGCCAAGCAGTATTCGCGCTTCTACGAGCGGCAGAACCCGGGTGATCGCTGGTCAGCCGTCACCATCGATCTGGCGCAGGCATAGGGGGCAGTGGTGTTCACAGACGATTTCATCAGGGCCTATCCCACTCCCTGGCGCATCGACGACCGGGAAGTTGTTGATGCTGATGGCTGCAACGTGCAGGATTTCGCGGCTAACACGCCCGAAGATCGCGAATTCTGGCAGTGCATCGTAAATGCGGTCAATGGGGCCGCTGCGCGCCAGCTGATCGATGACGAGGATCTACTTCGCCTGGGCGAGAAGCTTGTCGAGATGGCGCAACAGGCCCGGGCGGCCGACGTCTTTGACTTTGGTGCTCGCGCCATATGGCATTTCGAGATCGATGATGACCGCTATCGCGTGGCGGTGGTTGTCGCGGGCGGTGCGGCATGACGATCCAGCACCTGACCTTTGAGGATCGCGGCCAGGACTTCTTATGGTGGGAAGTGGATGACCAGTCCGGCCGCATCGTGGGGTGCGGCCCGCACCAGGCGAGCGTGTGGGCTTCCGGCCGCTGCTCGGTGGACATGTCCACGGTCGCGCTGGGCGAGCGGCCGATCTTCCACGGCCCCGCCACCGAGCCGGGCGGCCGCACATTAAATTATGTGATTGCTGCAATTCGCCCAGCCGAAACCGGGGGGGGGGTGGCCTCTATGACTGACCTTCCTCAGCTGATCGACGTGGTCAGCAGCAAGCTCGCCGAGGCCGATGGTGTCGACTGGCATGATCGGGAGGGTTGGGACCGGTTCGCGGCACTGGGCGACCGCCTGGTGCAGGAACTACGCGATGAGCACCGCGCCCGCATTCGCCTAGACCGACAGCCGGCGACCATGCTGATGGGCGGCGTCAGAACCAGCGCAACCGGTGGTTGGGCCGCCCTCCTGCGCAACTGGGTCAGCGCTGCGCAGCGGAGGCTCGAGCCATGAAGCGCGTGCCACTGTCGCCGGCTGTCGCGCGACCGATGCTTTGGGGCCTTGCGCAGGGCTATTCGGTGCGAGCCGTCGCGCGGGGCCTGGCGATCCGCGAGAGCACGGTGGTGCAGGCCGTGTTCAAATTTGGTCCCGCATGGCTCGCCCTGCAATTACGGCGCGATTGGCAGGACCGGCGGCAATTGGACGCCGCTCGCCTCGACAATGATCCTCGATATCGGAACTGGTTCCGGGCAGCCACGGGCGCAGCCTGCCAGTTGGACGCTCTCGGAGAAATGTGATGAGCAAATCCATCGCCGCCATCCATGTGGCCAGGAAACAGCTCGGCCTGGACGAGGACACCTATCGCGCTGCCCTCGTCCAGGTAACCGGGATCAGCTCGGCGGGCGACATGACCGAGGCCCAGCGCCAGCGGGTGCTGGAGCATTTCCGCGAGAAGGGCTTCAAGGGGCCGTCGACAGGCCGTCGAAAGCCCCTCGAAGGGCGGTTTGCGGCCAAGCTGCAGGCGCTCTGGATTGCCGGGTGGAACCTCGGCCTGGTGCGCGATCGCGATGACCGGGCGCTGGTGGCCTTCGTGCGCCGCCAGACCGGTATCGACCATGTGCGGTTCCTGCGCCACGGCCAGGACGCCATCAAGGCCATAGAGGCCCTGAAAGGGTGGCTGGCCCGGGCCGGCGGCGTGGACTGGGACGCGTACCGGGACCCGGCCGATTGCGTGCTGGCGGCGCAGCTGCGGCGCCTCGAGACCGACCCCGCAGAGGTCGGCTACGCCATGCAGCTGTCGCCCGATGCCGGCGCCGAAACCGTGCGCGCGGTGAGCGGCATGGCGCGACAGACGCTGATGAACCTGCTGGGCGAGCGCATCCGTGCCTTACCGAGGGCCGAAAAATGAGCCGCGTGCGGGTGAGCGACCATGCGTTGCTGCGCTGGCTGGAGCGGGTCGAGGGCGTTGACCTGGTTGCCCTGCGCCACCGCATCACGAAAGCGGTGCAGCGGGGCGCCGAAGAGCGGGCCGAAGGGGTGCGGATCGACGGCGTCACGTTCAAGCTCGCCTACAACCCGGGCGAGACGGTGGTAACCACCACTGTTTCGCCCCGCACGCGGCCGCACCTTGCCCAGCCGCGCACCGCGACTGCCGCCGAGGAAGAGGGCGAATAGGGTGGCGGGCGAGCAGCATATGGCGGCGCTGGACGAGGCCGGGGTAAAAACTCCGGCCCACCTGGCCATCTATGTTTCGGTGCTCGGCATCGACGCGGCCATGAACCTCTTTTTGACCATGGGCGGCTCACAGATTTACCTCTCCAAGCGCTCGAGCGACCGCAGCCTGATGGCCCAGGCCATCGGCGCCGAGGCGGTGGAGCGCCTTGCTGCCCGTGTCGACTATGGTTACGTTAAGGTGCCGCTCGCCCGGCAATGGATCGCCCAGGTCTTGCGTGACCGGGGCAAGAGCGACAACGAGATTGCCCGCACCATCCGCGCCGATGTGGCCACCGTCCGGCGCTGGCTCGGCTCCCGCCCCCGGGGCGAACAGCTCACCCTGCCACTCTAGCGGACCCGCGCAGCTGCGCCGGTAGATCGGGCCGGCCGAACCCTGACAGATTTGCTCTCGAGCTTAGCGCGCCGGCACGGCGCGTTTATCGCAATTTGGGGGCACTCATGACCGACCCGCATGCAATCTATCGTCCGGCGCTGGACCTGTTGGGGCGCTCCGAAGGCACAGACATTCGGCGAGGCTACAACGAAACGCTAGCCTATGGCGCCTATAGTGGCGGCGACCGCAATCTCACCCTGATGACGCTCGACGAAATCGACGAGTTGCAGCGCGCCATGCTGGCCCATCCGCGCAACAAGTGGAACTCGTCGGCGCTCGGCCGCTACCAGATCGTGCGCACCACGCTGCGCGAAATCCGCTCGAAACTGCGGCTGACCGGTCGAGAGAATTTCGACCCGGAAATGCAGGATCGTATGGCCTGCTACCTGCTTGGCAAACGCGGCATCGACCGTTGGCTGGCCGGCCAGATGACCGACAGCGAGATGGTCAACAGCCTGGCCAAGGAGTGGGCATCGCTGCCGACCAGCAAGGGCGTGGGCCACTATGACGGCCAGCGGGCGGCGGTCACGGTGACCGAAGTGCTCGACGCGCTCGGACGCGTGCGGCAGCTCTACCGCCAGGCGCGCGACCAGCTCAATGCGACCAAGCCCAAGCCGACGCCGCCGCCGCAGGCACCGGCAAAGCCGGCCAGCCGCGGCGGCGTGATGGCGGCGCTATTGGCCATCTTCAAGGCGATTTTCGGGGGTCGGCCATGAACGCGTTGGGCGGTTTCCTCGGCGCCATCGCGGCCAAGGTCGGGGCGGAGCTGGTCGGCAAGGTGCTGGGCGAGCAGTTCGGGCCGTTGGGCGGCCAGCTGGCCGAGACCGTCATCGGTGAGGTTGCCGGGCGGCTGGGGGTCGAGCCGGCCGCCATTCCCACCGTCCCCGCCGAGAAGGTGGACGAGGCCGTCATGGCCGTCGAAGAGGCCATGCCGGAGTTGATCGCGCTCTGGTCGCGTGGCCTCGACGGGCAGTTCGCTCTGCTCCAGGCGGAGCAGCAGCAGGGCGGCTGGGCCAATAACTGGCGCCCTGGCTGGATGTACCTGCTCGGCCTCATGTGGGTGGTGCGCCTCCTGGTAGTGCCCTTTCTCGACAGCACCGGCGAAACGGCCCTGGCGGAGGCCATGCCGGCCGAAATCATGCTGACCCTGACCGGCTGGTTTATCGCTCTCTACATGGGCGGCCACACCATCAAGTCGCTGGGCGAGAACGCCATCGATGCCGTCAAGGCCTGGCGCGAGGGCCGCCGGTGAGCAAGACGGGAAATTTCGCGATGGAGCTGGCGGAAGCCCGTGTCGAGCAGGAGCGCGACGCCTCGGTGGCGCGGGTCCAGTCTGGCCTTGGCGCCGAGCATGGGAGCGCCTTTTGCCTCGACTGCGGCGCGCCGATCCCGGCCGCCCGGCGCCGGGCATTGCCCAGTGCCCGGCGCTGCATTCAATGCGCGCAGCGGCGCGAAACGGGGAGCGTGCGCTGATGCTCCAGGAGCTCCAGTCATTTTCGGGCCTGATCTCCACCCTGCTCAGCATCGGGGCAATCTTTTACACCTGGCTCACCGCGCGCTCGGCGGCCAATGCAAAAACACTCCAGCAGCACAGCGCTACGCTGAATGCCCATGACCGTCGCATCCAGACGGTCGAGGGGGAGCTGAAGCACCTGCCCGACAAAGACGCGGTGACCGAGCTCAAGCTGGCCATCGTCGAACTGCGCGGCACCGTGAAGGCCATGGACGCGCAACTGGGGGCGGTGGGGCGAACCGTCGCCAATATCGACGGCTATCTGCGCAAGGATGATCCGAAGTGAGCTACGACGAATTCATGGCCGAAAATGCGCGGCTGGTAATGCTCAAGGAGTTGGCCAAGCAGAATGATGGCCGGCTCAACGAAGTCGTCCTGGTCAAGGTGTTGGACGTGTTCGGCCACCACCGGTCGCGCGAGTGGGTTTGTCAGCAACTCGGTTGGCTGGCCGAAAAGGGGGCCGTCGAACTCACCCGGGCGGGCACGGTGCTAGTGGCGCGGATCACCCGCATCGGGGTCGACCATGTCGAGACCCGGACCTTTATCGACGGCATCGACAAGCCGTCCTTCCGGCCCTGATCATGGCGCGGCCGAAAAAGGATCGTACCGGGCGGGGGCGGCTGTCGCGGCTCGACATGCTGCCCGAAGAGGCCCAGCCCGACCTAGTCTGGCTCAATGGCGAGCTGCGGGAGGGAAAGCGCCCGCAGAACGAATTGCGCGACGTGTTCAATGCGCGCCTCGCGGGCCTCGGCATCGAGCCGATCAGCGTAGGCAGCTTTTCGCGCTATTCGGTGCGCAAGGCGATGCAGTTCCGCGAACTGGACGAGCAGATGCGCATTTCGTCAGAGCTGGTCGACGTCCTGGGCGTCGGTGGCTCGGACAAGATGACCATTGCCCTGGCGGAGCTGATCCGCGTTGCCGGCATCAAGCTGTTGGAGGCCGAGGGCGGCCAGCTGGCCGCCAAGGACCTGATGGAGCTGGCAAAGGCCAACCAGGCCGCCACAGGCGCGCAGAAGCAATCGGCCGAGTACCGGCGGGCGCTGGAGCGAGAGTTTGAGCAGAAAATGCTGGATGGAGCCGACCGGGCCGAGGTTGTCGCGCGGGAGGCCGGCGTGTCTGCCGAGACGATTGCGCTTCTGCGCCGCGAATTTCTTGGGGTCCGGTCTCCATGAGCGTAGAAGCCGATCTTTTGCCGACCGCCGACCAGGCACCGCCACTTTCGCCCATAGACCTGGTCATGCCGGGCATGCTGCCAGCCGAGGGGCACGACCCGCTGGGCGACGGCGTGTTGATGAAACACCAGATCGATTGGTGTGCCGACCACTCACCCCTGAAGCTGGCGGTGAAGGGGCGGCGCACGGGGTTTACCTACGCCGAAGCTCTCGACAGCACTCTCATCGCAATGGCCGCGAAAAGCGCCGGCGGCGAGACCACCTACTACATCGGCGACACGAAGGAAAAAGGCCTTGAGTTCGTGGCCGTCTGCGCTCGCTTTGCGCGCACGGTGGCCAAGGAACTGCTGAAGGTGGAAGAGTTCGTCTTCGAGGACACACTTCCGGACGGCAGCACGAGGGGCATCGCTGCCTATCGCATCCGCTTTTCATCCGGCCACCACATCGTTGGGTTGTCGAGCAATCCCGCCAATATTCGAGGGCTTCAGGGCCGTGTCGTGATCGACGAGGCGGCCTTCCACCGCAACGTCGCGGCGGTGATAGACGCCTGCAACGCGCTGTTGATTTGGGGCGGCACGATCCGCATCATCTCGACCCATAACGGCAATCTCAACCCGTTCAACGAGCTGATTAAGGAAATTGAGCAGGGCATCTACGACTATTCGATCCATCGGGCGACCTTCGACGACGCCGTTGCCAACGGCCTTTACGAGAGGGTCTGTCTGATCCGAGGCTGGACGCCGACGATCCAAGGCAAAGAAGAGTGGTATCGGCGCGTCAGGCGGTCCTATGGCAGCCGACAAGAGGCGATGCGCGAGGAGCTGGATGCGATACCACGCGAGGGCGAAGGTGTCCTGTTGCCTCTGGCCTGGATCGAAGCGTGCAGCACTGCCGAATACAAGGTTGCGCGCTGGGAACCGCCGCATCCAAACTTTGTGGATTTGCCTGAGGAAGTCCGCCGCGCCAGCATGCTGGAGTGGTTGGAGCGCGAGGCGGCGCCCATTTTGCGCCGCTTCGGCAACCAGGACATTACCTGGTATCTGGGCGGCGACTTCGCCATGCGACAGGACCGGAGCGCCTATCCGATAGGGTTTGTCTCCCAGGACCTCAAGCGGCACATACCTCTGCTGATTGAGCTTCGCGCCTGCCCCTATGACCAACAAAAGCAAGTGCTTTACTGGCTGGTCTCGACGGTGGAGAGCATGGGGCACAGCTTCAAGAAGGGCGTGCTCGACGCAAATGGCAACGGGATGGCGCTGGCCCAGGAGGCTCGACAGAAGTTCCGCGCCGAGCGCATCGTGGAGCTGATGCCCACCGATGCCTGGTTGCGCGAACACACACCGCGCTTCCGCGCTGCGTTTGAAGACAAGACAATGCTGATCCCGGCTGACCTGGACGTGCGCAATGACCTGCGCCAGCTCCAGATCAGAGGTGGCGTGGCCAAGGTTCCCAGCGACGTGCGCACGAACGGCTCGGATGGCGGAAAGCGGCACGGTGATGCCGCTGTCTCGATCCTCAACTTTCACGCAGCAACCTATGGCGAAGATCTGGCGCCCTGGCGCCCGCTCAATGCCCAGCCCGGCCAGAAGCCCAAACAAACGCAAACGCTTGACGATATGTGGATACCGGCATGATGGACCGCTTGAACTGGTTTCAGAAGGCGGCGCTGAAAGCGTTGCAAATTCGGTGGCTGCCGGGCAGCCAGGCGATGAACGCGGCGATGCGGTCGAGCAGGATCAACTATCGCCAGGAGGTCGGCGACTTCATCGACGCCTCGGTAGTGACGGCGCCGATCCAGTGGGTGCAGCGCGCGGTGCCCGAAGCTCGACTGACCGTTTATCAGCGTTCGGCCGACGGCAGTCGGAAAGAACGCGCCGACCACCCGGCCCTGGCGCTGATCCAGCGGCCGAACCCGTTTTACGGCGACCTGACGCTGTTCGCCGGCACGATCTTTTCGTATCTCACCGATGGCAATGGCTACTGGATCAAGGTGCGCAACAGCTATGGCCGGGCGAAAGAATATTGGTACACGCCGCACTGGATGCTCGAGCCGAAGGGGTCTGATGACGGTGGCGAGTTCATCACCCATTACGACTACCGGCCGGGGGGTGGCCATGGAACGATCCGCCTCGATCCGAGCGACGTCGTGCATTTCCGCCACGGCATCAATCCGCGCGACCCGCGAAAGGGCCTGTCGCCGCTGGCCGGGGTGATCCCCGAAATCTACATGGATATCGAAAGCTCGAATTTCGTGTCGTCGCTGCTCAAGAACATGGGCGTTCCCGGCATGGTGGTGTCGCCCAAGACCGGCGGCGTGGTGCCGAGCGATGACGTCGCGGCGACGAAGGCATGGCTTAAACAGGCCTTTGGCGGATCGCGCCGGGGCGAACCGCTGGTGATGAGCGCGCCGACTGACGTCTATCAGTATGGTTTCAACCCGCAGCAGATGAACATGTCGGAAGCGCGCGACATTGCCGAAGAGCGGGTTTGCGCCTGTATCGGGACACCCGCGGCTGTGGTGGGGTTCGGCGCCGGCCTGCAATCGACCAAGGTCGGCGCCACCATGGCGGAGCTGGTCAAGCTGGCCTGGCGCAATGGGGTGTTGCCGGTGCTGGGGGCGATGGCCGATGAAATGGACCGCTCGGTGCTGACCGATTTCGGCAATGTTGCCGGGCTGTCCATGGGCTACGACACGTCCGAGGTCGCTGCTCTGCAGGAGGATCGCAACCAGGCGGCGACCGCCTGGAACACGATGGTGGGCGGTGGTTGGGCCGAGGTGGCCGAGGGCCGCGAAGGCATGAACCTGCCGGTCGACGACAGCCACCATATTTTCCTCAGGCCCGCCATGTCGCTGGAAGTGCCGGCGGGCGGCCATAAAGCGTCGCCCGGCCCCGTCGAGGCCAAGGCCGTGGCCGGCCGCGAGCGGCGGCTGGCCGGGCTGACGTTCGTGCGGGCGATACAACGCCTGGAAGAGCCGTTCGCCAGGGCGATGAACAAGCGTCTCACGGGCTTTTTCGGTGAGCTGCGCAAGGCGGCGCGTGAAGCGGCGCTGCCCGTGCTCGAGGCCGACTATGTCGTGCCCCCCAAGGATGCCGGCCCATATGAGGAAAAGGCCGACGAGCTGCTGGTGGAGACGATCCTCGAGCGCCTGGGGATCGATGCGCACTGGACAACGTTCAAGGGCCTTTACGAGGCTCACTACCTCGACGTGGCCAGGGCGGTGAGCGAGGCGGCGAGGCTCGCCGGGATCAGTGGCAGCCTGCCCGATCCGGTCGCCCGCACCATTGTGGCCGCCGGCGGCCGCCGGGCCGGCCTTATCGACCTGCGGCAGCAGTCCCGTTCGGCGCTGTTCGACGCCATCGCGGTTGGCCGGTCGGAGGGCGAAGGCGCCGGCGCCCTGGCGGGGCGCATTGCCCGGCACATCGAGGCTGGCCCCTGGGCCAGCGTCGAGGCCCGCGCACTGACCATTGCGCGCACCGAAACCAAGTATGCGCAGAACGTCTCCACCATCGAGCGGGCCAAGGCGGCGGGCGTGGCCAGCTTCATCGTATTCGACGGCCGGTTGGGGCCGGGCCGCTCGAAGCCGGACCATATCGCCCGGGACGGCTCCATCGTGACGGCCGACGAGGCCAACCGCATGGCGGCTGACGAGCACCCCAACGGCACCCTGAGCTTTGCACCCTATTTCGGCGAGGACGACTGACATGCAGCTGGAAACCAAGAACCTCAACATCGAAAGCATGAACGAGGAAGGTCGTGGCCTGGCGCGCCTGGCGCTGCTCTCGGCCGTCGACAGCGATGGCGACACCTATGTGCCGGGCGCCTTCGGGTGGAAGGAGCACGGCGAGCAGTGGGCACCGATGCTGCCGGCTCACGATCGGCACGCGCTGCCGCTGGGCAAGGTGCGGGTGTTCGAAAAGGATGGCGCGGCCTATGCCGACCTGCACCTCAACCTCGACACGGTCGCCGGCCGCGAGTGGCACAGCCACCTCAAGTTCGACCTAAAAACGGGGAAGCCGGCGCAGGAATGGTCCTACGGCTATGGCGTGGTCGACGCGGAAAGCGAGCAGCGCGGTGGCGACCGCGTGCGCGTGCTCAAGCAGGTCGACGTGCACGAGGTCTCGCCGGTGGTGCGCGGCGCCGGCTTTGGAACCGCCACGGTGTCGATGAAGTCGCATGGCAATTTTGCCGAGCAGATCGACGCTGTCATTGCCGAGCTGGACGATATCGTGGCGCGCGCCGGCGGCATCGCCACGCTGCGGGCCGGCCAGGGGCGCGACATGAGCAAGGCGCGGCTGGAGCAGTTGGCAGCGGTCAAGGCCAAGCTCGACGAGATGCTACGTACCGATCCGGCGCCAGCCGCCGATGGGGCGCTGGCCGAGAAGATGGCCGCCGAATTCCTCACCCGCGCGGCACGCCGCCGCCTCGGCATCGGCTGAACTCAGGGGCGGCGCCAGGGCTGCGTGGCGTGCCTTTCGGCTGCACGCCTAGCCAAACGGTGTGTTTAGGCGCTCCAGACCTGTCAAATGCCTGTCAAATTCGCGGACAACGCCGGCCGGGGGTCGCAGATTGCGGACCCGGCCCCGAAACTGGTAATAACCGGTGGCGGCCACTTTGGCGTGGTCGCGTCGACCAGTGCCCGACCCGCGCAACTGCGCGGATATCCCAGCACCCTCTCCATCCGTAGTTTTGCCCTACTGGCCCGCGCCGACGCGGGAAGCTGTACGCATGGCCTTAGCGCGGACGCTGAGCCCAAGTGCAATTCGACATGGAGGGGCTTAAATGTCCACGCTGAAGGAAGTCCGCGAAAAGGTCGCGGCAAAGCAGGATGAGCTTGGCAAGGTGTTCACCGAGGCCAAGACCGATGGCGGCTACGATTTCCAGAAGGTCAGCAAGGAAACGATCAAATCGGTCCTGGGCGACGACCTGAAAGACACGATCGATATCGTCAAGCGCATCAATGAGCGCGACGCCGAGCTGAACGAGCTGGTCGCCGAAATGGAGGGCCTGGAGGCAGCCGAGGAGGCGGCCAAGAGCTATTCCGACCGCGAAAAACCGCGCCGCAACTTTGCGCTGCCGGGCGCCAAGGCGGAGCACGAGCGCCCCCGCGTCAAGTCGCTGGGTGAGATGCTGGCCGAAGAAAAGGCGTTCAAGGACTGGCTGGAGCGCGGCAGTCCCAGTGGCATCGACTTTTCCTACGACATGCTGCCGTCCGACCTGTTGGCCAAGGCCATGCAGGTGGAGACGTTCGGCTCCAAGGCGCTGATGGCCACCTCGGCGGGTTATGCGCCCGAGAGCGTGCGGCTCCCGGGGTTCGTCGATGCGACGACCCGGCCGTTGCAGCTGCTCGACATCGTTCCCGCCGCGCAGACCGGCCAGGCCACCGTCAAATATATGGAGGAAACCACCCGCACGCATGGCGCGGCGGAGACGGCCGAAGGCAGCACCTACGCCGAATCGACCTTTGCGTTTACCGAACGCAGCTCGGACGTGCGCAAGATCACCGATAGCCTGCCGGTGACCGACGAGCAGCTGGAAGACGTGCCGATGGTGTCGGGCTATATCAACGGCCGGCTGCTTTTCGGGGTGCGCCAGAAGCTCGATACGCAGACCTATGTCGGCAATGGCTCCGCGCCCAACCTGCGCGGCATCATCAATACGGTCGGCATCCAGAGCCTGGCCAAGGCCGGTGGCGACCCGGTGCCCGATGCCTTTTTCAAGGCCATGACCAAGGTGCGCACCGTCGGTCGGGCGATCCCGACACACCATGTCATGCACCCCGAAGACTGGCAGGACATCCGCCTGCTGCGGACCAACGATGGCGTCTATATCTGGGGGGCGCCCAGCGAGACCGGGCCGGATCGGCTGTGGGGGCTGCCCGTGGTGCAGAACGAGGCGCGGGCGGCGGGTTCCGGCCTGGTCGGGTCGTTCCAGCCTTCGTGGATTTCGCTGTTCGAGCGCTCCGGCGTCGATATCCAGGTGGGCTATGTCGACGCGCAGTTCGGCCAGGGGAGGCGCACCGTGCGCGCCGACATGCGCGCGGCCGTGGTGCTGTTCCGGCCCGCCGCGTTCTGTGACGTGACCGGGCTCAGCGCCGACTAGCGGCCGGATCGGCCGTCGCATCAGGATCGGCCCGGCCGGGTCGGGCCGATCCTTTCCCGTTTTCCCAGGAGGATACCATGTCCAAAATCGTTGGTTCGCAGCCGCGCATCAGCACCCTGCGGCTGGCCAGTGTCGTGGCCGCCGCCAATGCCCTCATCCTGGCCGACACGGCCCTGGACGCCGAGGACGTCACGGTGGTCGAGGTTTTCGCCGGCCAGCCGGACGTTGCGCGCAATATCACCGTCAAGGGCAATGACGCCAACGTCGCCGGCGACGTGACCATCTCTGGGGTCAACGCTGCCGGCGAGGCGATTTCGGAAACGCTGGCGCTGGCCGGCGCCGCCGAAGTGGCGGGCGCCAAGGCCTTCGCCCGCGTCACCCTGGTGGACCTGCCACCGTACGATACGGCGGACACCGAGCGCATTCGCGTCGGGGTGGGCAGCAAGCTGGGGCTGCCGGTCGCGCTGGATCGCAACACGGTCATCGCCGCTTTTCGGGACGGCGCGCGGGAAACCACGGCGCCCACCGTCGCCGTCTCGGCCGGGGCCGTGGAGAGCAACACGGTGACGCTCAATTCGGCGCTCAACGGCACCGATGTGGTCATCGACTTTTACGAAACGCATTAGGAGCAAGGCGATGCTTGCCAAGGAACGTTTGTATCTCAATGGCGGCCGCAACCGCCTGGTGCGCCAGGGCGACAAGACGGCGGCCTTCCTCTACGCGGCCGAGGGCGATGAAATCCCGGCGAGCGCCGCGGAAAAATTCGGCCTGGTCGACGGTCGGCTGAAAGCGTCCGGCAAAAGAAGCGTCGCTGCGGCGCTGCTCGGCTCCAGCCTGCTGCCGTCCCTGGTCGAAATCGCGCAGGGCCTCACCGTGCAGCTCGGCGCCATCGTGGCCCGGGCGCACAAGGAGAGCGCCCTGGACGTCGAGGCTTGGAACGACCTCCCCGAGGAAGATCGCGAAGCGCGGCTGGCGGCCGTGGTCGAGGCGATGAAGGCCGAGGCGGCGAAAGCGCCGCCCGCTGCTCCGGCGAAGCCCAAACCCGCATCACGTCCCGCCAGGGCGAAGGCGGCGAAGGCCGGCAAGGAGCAGAAGCCGGCGCCGGACAAAGAGCAGAAGCCGGCGGCCGACAAGGAAGAAAAGCCGGCGGAGACCAAGAATATCGGCGCCCAGGGGTCGGACGCCTGACCGAATACCCGAGCGCGCCCGCCGACAGGCGCGTGGTGGCCGAAAGGCCCAATGGGAGGCTGTAGCGGCGGGGCGGCCTCCCCCTATGATGGATGCAGTCATGGCCCTGATCGATCGGGTGAAAGAGCGCACCGGCGCCGAGCTGTCCGACACCGAGCTGACGGCGATGATTGCCGGCATCAGCGCCGAAATCGACGGCCGCTATGGACCGGCCGGCCCGATTGAGCTGACCATGGGCGATCCTCAGGACCGGGCGCGCTGGCGGCGGACGCTGATGCTGCCCCGCCCGCTCGACCCGGCCGAGCCGGTGAGCGTGGTAGAGATCGAGCCGAGCAATCGGGGGGCGGCGAGCGCCGAGCTGGTGCTGGCCGATGCCGATTACCGCGTGCTGCACGGCGGTCGCACCCTGCAACGGCTCTCCGACGGGCCGCATGGCCAGGTCTATTGGGCGCCGTTCGTGCGCATCAGCTTCTCCCCGCTGGGCGACCAGGCGGCGCGCGACGAACTGGTCATCAAGATCATGCAGCTCGACCTTTCCTATCGCGGCGGGCTCAAGAGCGAGCGGGCCGGCGACTATCAGTTCACGCTCGGCGCCGACGCCGCAACCGAGCGGGAGAAGCTGCTGGGCAGCTTGTCGACCGGCAACCGCGTGACCATGGCGTAGGGGCGGCTGCGATGATTTCCGGCCGCCTCACCATGCGCGCGATCATGTTGCGCAACAGCGCCACCGGCACCGATCCGCGCGGCCATCCATTGCCGCCGGTGTGGACGGCCAACGGCACGCTGCGGTGCTTCGCCTGGTCGAATGCCAGCCGTGAAATCGTCGATGGCGACAAGACGGCCATGGTCGAGGACATGCGGGCGCTGTTCGCCCTGGGCGGCGATATCACCGAGGGCGACCGCATCAGCGGCATAACGGATCGGGCGGGCAATGTGCTGATCGCGGGACCGCTGGAGGTGGACGGGCCGGTGCAGCGCAAGCATACGCACCTGGAGGCCGCCTTGAAGCGGATCGGCTGATGGCAGCGCCGCAAACCTGCCGATGCTGCGGCGGCACGGGGACGGTGCCCGATGCCGATGGCAAGCCCCGCCCGTGCAGCCGCTGCCAGGTGGAGAAATTCCACGCCTGGGCAGCATCCCGCTACCCGGCCAAACGGGTTGAGGCCGGCTGATGGGCAAGGTCGTCGACCTGGTCGCCCGGCTGGCGGCTGCCAATGCGCCAGATGCCGACTGTGTCCGCCAGGACCAGGACGGCCGGCCGCTCTATCGGTATGCGCTCGAATATCGCATGGGCGACGCCAGCTGGTCGGCCGAGCTGTGGGCCTATTCGTTCGACGATGCCGAGCAGCGCGTGGCGGCAATGCGGGATAGCCTGGTCGTGCTCGGCCAGCTCAAAGCCGTCATCGGGCCCTAGACGTGGCGGGCAAGACGAAATCCCTCAAATGGTCCGGCAAGGCCGTCTCGGAAAAAATGCGCAAGGCCCAGATCGTCGGGGTCAACCGCACCATGGCGGCCTGCGTGGTCGAGGCGAAGCGAAACCACCCCTGGCAAAATCGCACCGGCCTCCTCGAGGGCGGCATCGACATTGCCGATTATGCCGCCCCCTATGCAAAAGCCGGGCTCTCCGGCGTCAAGGGCACCTGGGGCGTGCGCGACATGGTGCAGGCGCAAATCCTGGAAAAAGGCGGGACGATCAGGCCGGTGCGCGCCAAGGCGCTGGCGATCCCCCAGGCCGATGGCAGCCTGCGCTTCGTCAGCTCGGTGACCATTCCGCCCTATCCGTATCTGCGGCCGGCGGCCGACAAGGAATATGTCAGGCTGGGAGAGCGCATCCGCGCAGCGTTCGAACGGGCCGGCTAGCCGAGCTGACCCGCGCACCTGCGCTGATATTACAGGGTCACGCGCGCGCATAGCTTTGCCGGACTGACCCGGCCTGTCGCCGGGCCTGATTTCACCCGTGGCGGGCTATGGCGGACATTGTTACCGCAATCGTTGATCTGGCTAGGGCCAGTGCCGGCATCGCCGCATTGGTCGGCGCGCATGTCTATGGCGACGAGCTGCCTGAAGCGGCCGTCAAGCAGATGCCGCGCGGCGCCCTGGTCGTGAAGCCTTCAGGCGGCGCCGCCTTCCAGCCCGCCAGCTCGGCCAATGCGGAGGCGCAGCGGATCGACCTGATCAGTTTTGGCGCCACGCCGCTGGAGGCCGACAAGCTGCGGCGGGTCGCGGCGCCGGCACTGCTGGCTCTGCGGCGCCACCGCCAGGGCGATGTGCTCATCCATTGGGTGCAGCCGGCCGGCGGCTATCTGACCGGCCGCGATCCGGACGGCCAGTGGCCCTATGCCTTCCAGAGCTTCCAAACCCTTTTTTCCAGCATGGAGGTCACCTGATGAGTGAACCTTATGAAATCGTCGCCGCGCCGTTCACACTGTGGCTCGCTCCGGTCGGAACGGCCTTCCCCGCCATCGATGCCACACCGAGTGGCGACTGGAAGAAGGTCGGCACGTCCGGCGACCGGAGCGTGAACGAGGACGGCGTCACCGTCGCCCATAGCCAGACGGTCAACGCTGTGCGCTCGGCGGGTTCCACCGGGCCGCGCAAGGCGTTCCGCCCGGAGGAAGACCAGGTCGTGTCGCTGACGCTGCTCGATATCTCGCTGGAGCAGTATGCCATCGCGCTCAACAACAATGCCGTCACCACGACTGCCGCCGGTGTCGGCACCGCCGGGCATAAGGCGCTCAAGCTTTATCGCGGCGTGCAGGTCGCCACCCATGCGCTGCTGGCGCGGGGTGTGGCCTCGGCCTATGGCGATGGGTGGACCGCCCAGTACGAAATTCCGGTGTGCTTCCAGTCCGGCGATCCCGAACTGGTTTACACCAAGGGGGAGCCCGCCGGCCTGGCGCTGGAATTTACGACGCTGGAAGACAATGACGCCGTCACGCCCGACATGCGTTTCGGCCGGCTGCTGATGCAGCACGCCATCGCCCTCGAAGAATAGGGGGGCGACTTTGGCACGCGCGCCCCTGCTGGATCTCAGCACGCTGGTGGATGACCGGCCCGCCATCAGGATCGACGGCGAGATTTACCATCTCAAATCGCCGGAAGAGTTGTCCTTGCTGGAAAGCCAGCAATTCACGGATTGGGGCAAAGACCTCGAAGAACTCGCCGCCGACCCCGGGAAGCGGAAGGCGTTGGAGGAACAGGTGGGCGTCGTTGCCTGGGCAGTTTTCGCCGATCTGCCCGCAGCGGTGTTCGACAAGCTCTCCGGCGTGCAGCGCATGGATGTCGTCGACCTTTTTACCGGTCTCCTGCTGGGGCGGCGCCTGCGGCTGGCGGGAGTACTCGGCGGGCAAATCGTCAGCAGCCGGCCGACTGGGGAGAAGTCATCCCCCGGCTCCAGCGCTTCTTCGGCGGCGAGCCCCGACACTGGCTCACCGAAGTCCCCGCCGCGCTCCTCCGGGCCTACATGACCATGCTCCCGCGTCTCGAGGCTGAAGAAGAGCTGTCGAGGATCGGCGCCATGTCGATGGCGTTCGGCGGCACTCGCCCGGCCGAGCGTCGACGGCACCTGGCGCGGCTCAAGCGGTTGGCGGGCGGTCACATGGCTCCAGCCAAGGCGACGCCGGCCGTCCTGGCGATGATGGGTATCGGCGTCACGGTGGTGCCACCCGGGGAGGGCGGCGATGGCTGAGAAGCTTGGCGAGGCGCTGCTGGACCTCGATACCAATGACAGCAAGTTCAACCAGGGGGTGGACCGGGCGGAGAAGCGAGCCGTGCGGCTCGGGAAGACGTTCGACGCCGCCGGCAAGAAGGCGCTCGACCTGGGGAAAAAGCTCGCGCTCGGCGCGACGGTGGCCGGGATCGGCGCCCTGTCGTTCGGCATCGGCTCGGCCGTCAAGCGGCTCGACGAGATGCGAAAGGTGTCCGCGCAGGCGGATCGCGCATTGGCCAATACCGGCAATACCGCGCGCACCTCGGCCGCCGAGATCGAGGCCTGGGCCAATATCCTGGAGAACAAGACGGGCCGCGCGGTCAACGATGTGATGGCGATTTCCGCCAACCTTGCGTCGTTCGGGTTTGGCCGCGCCGAGTTTTTCCGCGCCATAGAGCTGGCGAATGACATGGCGGCCGCTTGGGGCGGCGACCTGCGGCAAAATCTGGAAGGCCTGTCGCGCGCTCTGGACGATCCGATCAACGGCATGGCGATGCTGTCGAAGCGCGGTATCGCCCTGACCGATGAGCAGAAGGAAATGGCCAAGGCGTTTCTCGAGGCCGGCAATAAGGTCGCGGCGCAGGGCGTTGTTTTCGAGGCGCTGGAAGCGCAGGTCAAAGGCGTTGCCGAGGCCGGGTTCGGCGGGCTCCACAAGGCGCTGGTGCTGGCACAAAAGGCGTGGGATCAAGCTTTTGAAAGCCTCGTTCGCGGTGACGGCGATGCCGCAAATCTCAATGCCACCCTGGAAACGCTGATCGCCACACTTTCCTCGCCCGAGTTCATCAGCGCGGCGATGGGGTTCGGCAACCTCATCGTGCAGATGGTCAACGGGATCGCCCAGGTTGTCATCGGCGCCCACCAGGCGCTGAAGGACTTCTACGACTTTCTGGATGCTCCGAACCGGAACCGGGCGCAGCTGCCGGAAGGCGTCTCGTTGAAGCGGGTATTTCCGGCTGATTATGGCGCGGCAGAGGGCGACATCACCCGCCAGCTCGAGTGGATGTATCAGCGCGGCGGAAAGCCCTCGGCGGACCAGCTTTATGCCGATTTTGCCATTGGCCCGGACGGAAAGCTCGTGGTGCAGCCGCCACCCGGGTCGATGTTCGGTCAGTCGCCATTCGATCCTTATGAGGGCTTTACGTATTCGGGGGGCGGCGGCGGCGCCAAGCGCGATCCCGTAAGGGACCTCATTGCCAGCCTGACGGCGGAAAAGGATTTGCTGCGCGAGACCGACCCGGTGCAGCGGCGGCTTATCTCGCTGCGCGAGCAGCTCGCGACCGCCACCACCGCGCAACGGGACGAGGTGGAAGGCCTTATCCGGACCATCCACGAGGAAACGCAGGCCTGGGAGAATGCGCAGGAGGCGGCGCAGCTGTTCGGCGACTGGGCGATGAACAGCCTGGAGGGCCTGCGCAAAGGCACGAAGTCGCTGACCGATGTGGTCGGAGACCTGATCGACGCGCTCGCCCAGGCGGTGCTGCAATCGATGCTACTGGGCCAGGGGCCGCTCGCCGGTTTGTTCGGCACATCCAACGCCAATGGCGGCCTCGGCGGTCTATTCGGCGGGCTCGCCTCGTTGTTCTCTGGTTTCTTCGCCGATGGCGGGCTGATCCCCAATGGAAGCTTCGGCATTGTCGGCGAGGCCGGGCCGGAGCCGGTCATCGGGACGCCGCGCGGCGCGCAGGTTTTGCCCAATTCGGCGCTCGACAGCGTGCTGGGCGGGCGCGGCATGGTGAACAACATCAACATCAACGGCTCCAATCTGTCGCAGGCCGAATTGAGCCAGGCCATCAGGGACGCCCTCGAGCAGTTCAGTCGGCTCCAACTGCCGGGGCGGGTTGCCGCTATCCAGGCTGATCCGCTGGCGGTGGGCTAGCCATGGCCGCGCTGACTTTCCCCCTGGCCACCGAAGACCTGGTCGAGCTGATGATGGTCGAAACGGTTACCTGGTCGCTGTCCGAGACGCAGGAATTTTCCGGACTGGGCAGCGGCGAGTGGATCGCGCGCGATCTGGCGCCCCGCCTGTGGGCGGCCGACATTGCGTCGGTGGTGATGGACGTCGACAGCACGGAGGCGCTGCGGGCGCGCTTCAACGCGCTGGATGGGGCGATCCAGAGCTTTTACCTCTACGACCCGCGCCGCCCGGGGCCGGCGACCGATCCGGCCGGAACCATCCTTGCCGGCGCAGCGGTGACCCTTTCGGTCATCGCCGATAACCGCAAGGAAATCACCCTCGCCGGCGTGCCGGCCGGGCTGCTGCTGCCGGCGGGAACGCGCCTTTCGGTCACGGCCGGCAACCCCAGCCGTACCGCCTATCTCCAACTGGTCGCTTCCGTCACCGCCGGCGGCGGCGGTCTGGCGGGGCCGGTAGAGGTGCGGCCGCATTTGCGGCCCTGGCTAGTGACCGGCCAGCCGGTGCGCCTGGTCAAGCCGGTCGCAAAGGTCAAGCTGGTGCCCAAATCGCTGGCCGTGACGCCGGTGGGCACCGTGCTGGCCCGGCTGCGCGCCTCGGTGCGCCAGACCTTGGCGGCGGGGTAGAGCCATGGTGCGTGTGCTCGACGTGGCGACCCAGACGGCCATTCGCGACCGGCGTGCCGTGGCGCCGCGCAACTTCGTGCTGATCATCGCAGAGGCCCTGGTCGGCGGCGCGCTGGAGACCTTTGGTTTTACCGACTACGGCGAGGACGTCATCACCAATGTGATCGACGCCCGCACCGGCGCCACCGTCAGCCATACTTTCTACGGCGACAACGCGCCGCTGATCGGCATGGATCGCATCCCGCTCAAAATCGGGCTGGAGGTGGCGACCACGCAGGTGCTGCTCAACCCGCTACACCCGGTGGTCGAGCTCATGGCGCGCGGCCACAATTTGCGCAATGCGGCGGTGCAAATCCATCGCGGCTGGCTGTCGCTGGAAAGCCAGCTGCTGGTAGCGCCGCCGCGGCCGCGCCGCCTGGGTCAGGTCAATGGTGCGCCGATCACCACCGCGGCCGCCGGCGAGCAGTCGAGGCTCGTGCTCAAGGTGGTAAGCGGCACCCGCGAGCTGACCGAGCTCAACCCCACCCGGCGGAGCGACGAAAGCCAGAAGCGCCGCAACGGCGACCGGGCGCGCAAGTACAACGGCACTGCGCACCTCTGGCAATCGCGCTGGGGGGAAAGCTGATGAATTTCCTGTTCCAGCTCTTTGTTTATCTCGTTCTGGCGGTCGCCGGCTCCATCGTGCAGGCGGCGGCGACGCAGGAGACCAAGAAAACCACCGGCGTGCGCAGCCAGCGCCAGGAGGGTGGCGACAATTACCAGGCCGTGGTGGCGGGGAAGCGCGGGCTGGGCGGGCAGTTCGAATACTGGTTGGACTGGGGCCAGGACGGCGAGACCCCCAACGCCTACCACACGGAGGTCTATTCGCTGGGCGACAAGCCCTATCATGGCTTTGTCGGCATGCTTTATGACGGCGGGCGCGCCAGCCTGGCCTATGACCGGCCGCATGCGAGCCTGGGCATTCCGGTCAATAACGCGCGTCTCGGCGGCAAAGACCACATGTGGGTCAAGTTCTACGATGGCCGGCAAACGGCGGCCGACGCCATGCTGGTGGCGCGCTCGGCCGGCAGCGAGCGCCCCTGGACCGCCGACATGATTTTCGTCGGTTGTCCCTATGTGGTGGTGACGACGTTGCTCAATCGCGAGCTGTTCACGGCCATCCCGAAATTCGTGTTCGAGGTCGAGGGCATCGACCTCTACGACATGAGCCTTGACAGCTCGGTGGGGGGCGACGGCCCGCAGCGCTATGACGATCCGTCGACCTGGTCGTACTCGGACGATCCTATCGTGGCCGCGAGCAACGTGGCCCTGGGCATCTATTACGGCGACGAGTGGCTGTTCGGCGGCCAGACCATTACGCCGCACCAGCTGCCGGCCGCGAACTGGATTGCCCAAATCCGCAAGAGCAAGGCGCGGGGCTTCAGGTGTGGCTATGAGATCGTCTGCGGCGCCGACCAGCCGCATGCGGTCATGGGCGAGTTCCTGATGGCCGCCGCCGCGCGCATCGCCGAAATCGGCGGGCTCTACAAGGTGCTGGTGGCCGAGCCCGATGCGCCGGTGCGCAGCTTTACCGACGACGACATCGTCATCACCGAGAGCCAGGAGCTCGACCCGTTCCCCGGCCTCGAGAGCACCTGCAACGTCATCACCTCGACCTATCCCGAGCCGGCCCAGGCCTGGACAATGAAGGAGGCGCCGACCCGCTATAGCAGCGCGCTCGAGGCGGCGGATGGCGGGCGCCGCCTGCCCAAGGAAATCACCTATCGGGCGGTGTGGAGCGGCAGCCAGGTGCAGCAGCTCGACAAGCTGGCCGTGGAAGAGGCCCGCCGCTTTCGCACCCACATCAACACCATGCCGCCCGAGTGGTGGGAAATGGAGCCGCTGGACGCCGAGCTGTGGACGAGCGCGCGCAACGGCTATGTCGGCAAGCTCTTTCTCATCACCGCCGTGGACGATGGCGACGACGCGCAGATGCTGGTCGCACGCCGCGAACAGGACCCGGCCGACTATGACTGGTCGCCGGAAATGGAGCTGCCCTGGGACGTGGCGCCGCTCGGCCATGATCGGCCAGCCCCGCAGATCACTACCGGGTTCAGCGCCGCGCCCTATGTCATTCAGGACGGTGCCAACAACCCCCGGCGGGCGGCTATCGAAGCGTTCTGGGATGCCGGGCTCCAGGACGTGCGCCTGGTGCGTGTCCAGGTGCGCGAAAGCTGGGGCAGCAAGGCCGTCATTGCCGATGCGACGATTGAGTACGACATCGACGTGGCGCTGCCCTCGGCCGTGATCAGCAATCCGGCCATCCTGCCCGCCGCGCTCTACGAGGTTCGGGGCCTTTATGTGCCATTTTCCGGCCGGATCACGCGATGGTCCAACCAGGACGCCGCCGGCATCGATGGCGCGTGGATATCGGTCACCACGCCCGATGTTCGCCTCGGCAGTCTCGACGTGATGTTTGACCAGATCGCGGCGGAAATCTCCCAGGACCTCAAGTGGCTGAGCATCAAGGTGCGCGATGCGGTCAATAACTTTGACCGGCTGGGCTCGCTGCTGGCCGAACAGGACCTGGCCAATTTCAACGACCGGGAAACGCTGCGCCGGGATTTGATCAAGAAAACCGGCGCCCTTGAAGCCAGGTTCACCGAGATCATCGAGGTGGCCCTGGGCCCGGGCGGCGCCATCGCGCAATCGCTCGAAGCGCTCTACGCGGCGATGGGCGGCGATACCGCCCAGGCGCTGGTGCGCTGGTCGGCCGAAGCGACGCCGGTCGGCGTGTCGGCACGCTGGGGGCTGCAACTGACCACCGACGGCAGTACGCCCGGCGCCGCCGCCATCCTGGTGCAGGTCCGGGACGGTGACAGCGAAATTGTGCTCGACGCCGACCGCACGGTCATCAGCACCGATGGCGGCACCAGTGTTTCGGCGCTCTTCAACGAGGACGGCGCGCTGATCCGTGACCTGACGGTGGGGACGATCAAGAGCCTCGACGGCCGTAGTTTTTGGAACCTGACCACCGGCCTGCGCAGGAGCTCGACATGAGCGTGCGCGACGTGGAAATGCAAGACCCGGTCGCCGGCCGCTATGCGGTTTTCCGGGAGCCGGTGGATGCGGGCGAATTCGACGACGCGAACTCGGCTCGCAACGCACCGCTCAATTCGCCGCTGAGCTATTTGCGGCACCTCTATTTCCATTCTGACCTGCGCTACCTCGCGGTGGCGGCCGCAGGCTCGGTGACCATCGCGCATCCGACCGCCGGCGGCGGTGGCAATATCCCCGTTGGCGACAACGGCGCCAAAAGCAGCAATTTCGCTTTTGGCACCTTTGCGACCAGCCACACGCTGGTCACCCATAATCTCGGGGTCACGCCCTTTGCCATCGTCGCGGTGGGCAACAACGTGATCTGGCCCGGCGTGCCGATCCAGTTTTCTTCGGGCAACGGCATGCGCACCATCATGCCGGTGGTCACCGCGACCCAGCTGGCGCTCACCGAGCGCGTATCCTCGGCCGCTGCGCTGCCAGGGTTCGGGCTCACCTATTCTTACCTTGTCATCGAGGCGCCGATTGGCGCGGCCAACGATATCCTCGAAGAGTGGGACCCGGACACCGGCGTGTTCCAATGCGGTCGCGGCAAATTCCGCTCCGACCGGCGGTTTTTGCAGGTGGTGGCGGGTGGCTCGCCGCTGGCGATGTTTCAGGGACGGTCGATGGACGCGCGCAACGGCGCCGTGCGGTGCATCCGCGCCGATGGCACCGCGTTCGACCCGGTGCCACCGAGCATGCAACTGGGCTTTGTCCGGCTCAACATGGCCCCGAGCTATGCTGGCTCAATGGCCTATACCGGCAATTATGTCGGGCCGGCGCCGATCATGGTGCAGGCGCCATGACCAGCTCCGAAAGCTTTGAGGGTGGCAAGATCACCATCGTCCACAACGACCGGGTGGCGTTCACCACGGCCGGCAAGCTGGTCAACCTGCTGCCGGCTGCCTACGACTACTCGGGCACCGTCGCATGTGTCTTCGCCGACCCGCCCAAGTCGCGGGCCTATATGCACCAGGCCTATCAGATCAATCACTATGTCAGCGGCGAGCGGCGCTGGGGCGTGTCATCGCGCTGCGTCGCGTGGGTTTCCGTCCCGGCCCGCGAGTGGAGCCAGGAGACGGTCATCTGCCCGCTGCCGTCGCCCGATATCGACTTTGTCGTGATCAATGCCCGGTTCTCGCGGATATCGGCGCCCAGCCATGCGTGGTGCGGACGGCCGATTATCTCGATGGTCAACGAGGGGGTGACGATCCCGTTCACGGGCACGGTGCACCTTGAAAGCGGCGACCCCGGGTTGCAGCGCCTCGCCAGCATCGTGCGGTCGGGGTCCAACCTCGTGCTGCACCAGCAGGAAAGCATCCTCAATTGCGCCGGCAGCTTCGGCAGCTGGACCGACCACCCCAGCGGCACCTTCGAATATTCGCGCACCGACTGGCGCGCGGTCGGGACGCCCGGCCTGCCTGTGTGGGCCGACCTAGGGGCGCCATGGCGCCGCAACGACGCCAAAAGTCTTCCCGACCAGCAAATTCCGCCCGGCTTCTTGACCACCTGCGATCTTGGCGGCGCGGTGGCCTGCTCGGTGCCGTCCGACCCCACCAATTTCGGCTCGACCTGGGCCATTACCATCCACGCCATGTTCGGCGTGGTCAGCAAGGCTGGCTAGCATGACCGACCCCTACAATCTCGGCACCGTCACCGTGGGCAACGGCGACACCACCGTAACCGGCACTGGCACCTTCTGGGCCGGCAAGGTGCGCAAGAACGACCTGTTCATGGACCCGGCGCAGGGCCTGTTTGCGCGCATCGTCGCCGATCCGGTGAGCAATACCGAAATCACCATCAATGCCTGGCCGGGCGAGGCACTGGAAGATGCCGCCTACGAGATCATCCCGGTGTCCGATGGCATCGACATCTCGGGCCGGCTGCGCGACCTTCTCGCCAAAATGTCGGCCATCGAGGCCAATGGCCGGGGCCTTTTCTACCGGTTCTCCGATCAAATTGAAGATGCCGATCCTGGTGCTGGCCGGCTGCGGCTCAACGCTATTGATCCGGTCGGTGCCACGGCGGTTTACATCGACAACGAGGACGCCAATGGCGCCGCGGCGGCTGCTGAAATCGACACCTGGGCTGGCAGCACGTCGTTGATCAAAGGCGTGCTCTGGCTGCGCAGTGTGGCCGATCCGTCCAGCGCGCGCGCTTATGCGCTCACGGGCGCGGTGGTCGATGGCACGGGCTATCGCAAGCTGACCGTTGAGCATATCGGCGGCACCGGTGGTTTCGCCGCCGACGAGGCTCTGATGGTGGCCTTCTCCCGGGCCGGTGATCAGGGAGACGCCTACCAGACCGACGCCACCGTCGACGACATGGATGGACTGACGGCGTACGACAGCGAGGCTGTCGGCTTCCGGGTCTTCGTGCGCGACCTCGGGGGCGCCTACGACAACCGTTCCGGCGTCGTGATCAAGGCGGCGTCGGCATGGGACGCAACCGCGATTTACACCGGCCCCACGGGCAGCAAGGGCGACAGAGGCGATAAGGGCTGGTCACCGATGTTTGCCGGCGTCGCGGACGGCGAGCGGCGCGTTGAAGTGCTGATCGGCTATGTTGGTGGCGAGGGCACCCCGCCCACCGAACATGTGGGCGAGTACCGAAAAGGTGACGGCACCTATACGACCAATATTGCCGAGGCGGTCGACTATCGTGGCCCGCCCGGCCGCAACGGTGCGGGCACGGTGGCCGAGCTGGTGCCGGGCAGAGGTATTCTAATCAACGCGACCGACCCGACCCGGCCGGAGATCTCGACCGATCAGACGGCCGACGAAACGCAGAATTTCTATGCCACGCTGGCCCTGGAGCAGGCCGAGGACCGTTCGGATGGTCCGGTGATGGCCGGCCCCGATGGCAATGGGCTTTTTGATGGCTTCAACGCACTCACCTATGTGGACACCGCAGCCGCCTCGGGCCTTGATACGTCCGAGGCGGGGCTGCTCAAGCCGCTACCTCTGGTCACGGCGATGAGCATCAGCTTCACCCACGATTCGCCCAACTATGGGGGCTACAATCTGCGTTTTCGTATTCCGGCCTCAAAGCTGAGTGGTAAGGGTGACCAAATTAAGCTGAGGCTGGCAGGGGTAACCACGGGGGCGGCCCTCGTCCTCTCATCCGTCTATGTGGGGCACAAGGCCAGTTCCGGCAACGTCTGGGATTTCGACGGCGGTCAGAAGCAGATCAAGGTTGGCGGCAACGCCGGCTTCTCGGTGCCGGTCAACGGCGACGTCGAAACAGACTGGCTCGACTTCGACTTTGACGACAGTCGCGATCTGATCGTCGCCATGCACTGCACATCGGGCGACCTTCGGATCGGAACGATCGCCAGTGGCGGGATAGGCGGCTCTTTTTCGACCAAGATGGGGGCGGACGAGGGAGGTGTGTCGGCGCCGGGAGGATACTCCACATCGTCCACCTATGATCGCCTAACCTGTTATCAGGTCCAGGTCCGCACCAGTGCGATGAGCGTGCGCAGCTCGGCCCTGACGCTGTCGGCGGAGCCCGGTTGGGCGCGGCTCTACTTCATCGCCGATCTGCAGGACGCCACGCTCAACACCGATTTGCTGGTCTCGGTGAGCCGCGATGGCGACGACTTCACCGCCCTCACGGCCACTCGTCTCTATCAGCGGCCGGATGGGTCGGGCGTTTTCGCCACGGACAGGACCGATCTGACGAGTGATCCCGGCTCGATCGGCCGCTGGCGGATCGAAACGGACAATGCCACGCAGCCAAAAATTCTGGCCATCGGCGTGATGTTCGGAGTGAATTGATGGGTGCAATCCAGATCATCGCCAACAAGGCGCTGCATGCCGATAGCGGCTGGACCCTGCTGGGCAACGCTGCCTACTCACACCGGGACAGCTCCCGCGTCTTTGAGCACAAGGGCCTGCTCTACCTATCCAACGGCTACCAGCCCGGCCATATCCTGCTGCCGGACCTCTGGAAATCCTACGATGGCATCAACTGGCACCTGGTCAACGATGCCACCCCATACACCGGATGGTGTCCTGTCATATCGGTCAAGGGTGCCATTGTGGCGCTCGGCGATCCGGTGATGATCAGCGAGGATGACGGGCTGACCTTCATCGCGATCCCCGGCGATCCGCCTTTTACAACCGAGGCCAACACGCGGAAAACCTGGTGGCCGATCGTTCGGGGTGATCGGCTGATCATGTGCGGCCAGGGTCACGTCTGGTGGACCGAGGACCTTGAGAATTGGTCCACCGAGGACATGCCGTTCTATCGCGAGAATTATGCGCTCTGGGATCTCAAGGGTCGTCTCTACATCGCCGCCGGCAGCGACGTTACGACGCCCAACGATCCGCCCGAGCAGCAATATCCGGACAGCACCTCGTTCAACGACGTCTGGATGACGGACGACCCGATTTCCGGCACCTGGACGCGCATCCTTGAGTTCGCCCCCTGGGCCGCGCGCATGTGGCCCGGTTTTGCGGTGCACGGCGACGAGATGGTCATCATGGGTGGTTACAACAATCGCGCCGGCGTCAATTTTGGCGACACCTGGGCGAGCCGCGATGGCGTGAGCTGGCGAGAAATCACGGGCACGGCGCTGCCCGCCCGGCACTATCCGCAGGCTTTCAGCCGCTTCGGAAAGCTCATCCTCAACAACGGCAACATGAACGCCGGCACCACCGGAACCTATAACGACATGTACGAGCTGGTGTGATGGGCGCGGTCTAGCCCTCAGAAGTGATAGTTGAGGCCAGCCTTGGCGCTCCAGCCGGAGTGAGAGGCCCCACGGCTGGACCAGTATCCGTTAAAACCGGCTTCGCCCTTTATCGAAATACTTTCGGAAAGGCGATGCTCGGCACCGGCGGCCAGGGTCCAGCCGCTTCTGGTCATCCAATAATCGGATGTTATTCCCGATGGCAGGGAGGTGCTTGTGTTCAAAACGTGAATGAATTGTGGGCCGACTGCCAGATAAGGCAGTGTGTCGCCCATGGGCATGCCAGCCTTGGCGCGGACGGAGAACGTCGCGGCCTCAAACGTCTCGATCTTCAGATCGCCAAATCCGAGGCCGATCGACCACACTGTATTCCGGTAGGGGCCACCAAGAGTGCCGCCGGCATCTAGGCCCAGGGCAATCTGACCCATCTGCCACCAGTGACCCACAACCAGACCAGCCATCGGCCCCGCTTCGTCGGGCGCGCGCCAAATATACCCAGCGTCAAACCCGGCGAACCAGCCGTCCCATGAAGTTTCCTGCGCGGCGGCGCAGATCGTCGACGTGGCGAGTAATGCGATGGCAAGTGCGTATTTCAT